CGATCAGGCTGTGCAACCCCGACCAGCTACGCCTGATCGGGTGCTCACTGCCGTGCCTCTATCACATTGAGGGGGTCCCTTTTGGAAGAAAAAACAGGGTCCCGATTCTGTGGTTATTGACAATACGTGGCAACAGACACGCTTCCCCCCATGGCCCCCCTCCCAGACCGTGCCAGATGTTTTTCCATGGGGGTCTCCCTTCAAACTACCGGGAGGCGGCACCCTATGGCCCTCACGAAGCGCTATAACATGCACAACCAACGTTGACATTAGATAAATACTGACCTAGACTCCTCCTTGTCACCTGGAGGAACCCATGAAGCGTTACGTCATCTACACCCGAGTGAGCACGGCAGAGCAGGGCAAGAGCGGCCTGGGCCTAGAAGCGCAGCAACGCGATATAGACCTCTTCCTCCAGAACTTTTCTGAGACCCCATGGGAGATCATTGGGGAGTTCCAGGACGTTCAATCCGGTAAGGTGGCCGACAGGCCCGAGTTGATGAAGGCGCTTCAATTGGCCCGCAAGGAGAAGGCGGAGCTACTGGTGGCAAAGCTGGACCGCTTGAGCCGCGACGTGGAGTTCATCGCCAGGACGATCAAGCAGGCAAGTATACGGGTCGCCTCGATGCCACACGCCGACAACTTCCAGCTTCACATCTACGCAGCCCTTGCAGAGCAGGAGCGGGAGTTCATCTCAAAGCGTACCAAGGCGGCACTCCAGGTGGCAAAGGAGAGAGGGCGGCAGCTAGGCGGTCTCCGAGACAAGACCATGAAGCGTAACGAGGCGATCCAGGCGAAGGCCAAAGCGGAGGCGGAGAAGGTTGTGAAGGTCATCGGGCCATTACGCAATGCCGGACAGACCCTCTCAGCCATCGCAGACACGTTGAATGACATGGAGGTAAAGACCTCAAGGGGCGGACAGTGGACCGCTATGCAGGTCAAAAGGGTCTTAGACCGTGTGGCTGCTTAGAGCATCGGTTCGTAGATAGGCCCAAGGCCTCATGCTGGCACTACAAAGCTGCTTAACCAGTTGACGAGAACACCCAGCCCTATGGTTCCTAAAACGATGCTGATTGTGAACCTTCTTCTTCGATTCAGAGTTGCACCTATGCCGAAATCGAAGATGATTGACGGTGCCAGTCTATGGCCAAAAATGCCCAGCAATGCCGAAGCCATTAGGAACCCGAAAATATAATAATATGCACCGCTTGCAAATACCCAATCGCCTCGAACGTAGGCTATGATGCCCGTACTTAGGATGCCTAGGGAGATCATACTTATCCCCTCGTTGAACTCAATGCCGGGCCATTGATGAGTGTTAAGAAGCCATACTGGTGACCTTGCACCATGCAGTTCGTTGACAATGTTATCTTCAAGAGAGATAGCAAAACTGCGATCACCAGTAATTTCAATCAAGACGGGATGCTTCTTCGAATATCCAAGAATAACACTAGATCGAGTTGGATCACCAAACGTACCACATGCGAGCCGAATCGACTCAATTTTATGGTTGGAGATTGAGCTGTCCGATAGGATCGAGCTGAGATTTTCGGTTGAAATAGTTCTAGCATTGATAAAGCGTACCGTGACGGACACGGGTTGACCCATTGCTTCCGCTATGTGCCTGTAGACATTTTCCAGCGTCGCAGAAGTTATTGCAAACGAACCTCTTAGCGACCGTGAAATCTCAAACTTGATCGCCACCCTCAGCCTCCGCCATCAGCAACCCAATGATGTCCGGTATTTTGTCCATAGCCTTAGCTAATCCCGGCAGCATTAACTCACTCCGTCCATATTGATCCCTAGATTTCCCCGAAGCTCTGCCCGTCATGAAATCTCTTGCGGCATCCGACATGTTGGCCAATGCGCAGAGGTCTTCAAAGAAGTGCCGCCAGCCGTGGTTAGGGGATAGCTCAGGCCGCTTGATGCCCACCGTGTCGCGAACCCATTCTGACATCAGAGGTTGGATGCGGTTAGACTTGAAGAGCCGCCCTTTGCCGACCTTGCGGACGAAATCTAGCAGCCCCTCTGCCTCTAATGATGGATGAATTGGAATGCGGCGCTGACTGGAGGCCGTCTTTAGGCTCCGCCTACCTGAAGTCGAAACCCTGAGGAACCATCTTTCGCCTACCTGGAAGAAGTCCTCCGCAGTCAATTGGCCCGCCTCTTCAATCCGCATCCCGGAGTAGGCACACAGCCAGGGCAGCCAACGCCTCCTCACTTCAGTCTCTTTGCGGGCAGCTCTAAGGACCGCCACGGCCTCATCAATGCGGTAGGTCCGGGCATCGCTGTCAAGAACCTTGAAGTCCAACTTCTCCAGTCCCGCCAGGGGATTTCCTTCAGGGTGGAACGCCTCACGATGAAGCCTCCGGCCCCACTTGATTATAGTCGAGATGCAAGACACCTTGTCGTTGATGGTGCGATTGGTTAGCTCGCTACCGGCCAACAAGGAAGCTCTCCACCGCTCCACCTCTTCCCGCGTAACCGTTCGAGCATCCAAGGCAGCAGACTTACTTAGACCTTGGGATTGCCTCCAGGAGGCGAACTCTTCACCTCGCTTCAAGTATTTCCTTGGGGTTGAGGCCGGGAAGGGCTTGGCGTCCTTACCCAGCGCCCGCCGTGCTGTCTCTGCTGCCACGATGCTCCTAAAGGTGAACTGTGGGTCGGCCTTGCTAGATGCTGTGGAGGTCTTCGCCGGAGGGACAAACGCCGGGGCCGCTTCGAGTTCGGGAACTGGATTGTAGTTTCCGCCACGCTTCGCCTCTAGACCGCGATGGGCCGCACCCATGAAGGAAAGCATCTCAAGGTTCACCAAACGGCGGGCCTCAGCGTCGATGTGAAGGGCCTTACTGGCGACTGCTTTGTCCGTATCATCTCCATGGGCAGCCTCAAGTAGCGAGGCAAGATGGGGGGCGATGAAGGGCCGAATGTCGGGATAGCGATCCAAGAGCTTGAAGGCCAAGGAGGACCGCCGCTTTTCATCCTGGCTTTTCAGGTACGCTCTGAGGTCTCGCATAAAGCGTTGACGCTCAGACGGAGGCATCTTCTCTGCCATCGCAATCCAATGGGCATCATCACCTAAAGAGGGCTGAGGAACTGGAGGCGAGGGTGGAGCTGAATATGGGTCTTCATCATAGGCCGCTACGAACGCTCGGGCATGGTCAGCAGCAAGAGCCATTTGTTGCTTAGGAGTTAGGGGCATTGGGCCATCCGCTAAGACCTTCTCCCAAGCTGCCATCTTGGCATCCCAGGCTACGAGCATCGCGCGATATGCTTCTCCGGCCTCATCCCGATCAGACTTGCCGGTGGAGCGCCCATGTTCCTGAGTCTTGGGGATGTCTTTGACCCCGAGGCCGATCAAGCGATTTCGTTCACGCCATAGCGGCGAGGGGATACGGAACCGCCCCTGGTAAATGTCCGAGCCTTTGCGCTTGAACAGTCCTTGCATCAATCGACGCCTACCAGCCATTGCCCTAGCATATTCCCATAGCAGTCCGCGTTGACGGAAACCATTAGAAATGCTATGTTTTTGGTTCTGCTAGGGAAAATAATGGTGGGCGATGAGAGGTCGCCATTTTATCTCTTAGTGATTGATTTTACTGTCTTTTTCGTTTCAATTCCCTCACCGGAATCAAGGTGAGGGAATTCTATGTTCCCGATCTGGTCTGCAACGATACGGCTGGCTTCGATCCCAAGGCGTCGGCGGTCGATGCCTTTCGTGTAGATTTCGGCCGTCGCAATGTTCGTCCAGCCATACTGTGCCAGCAGCTGGTGCGTGGCGGCACCGCCCTCGGCGGCTAGCGTTGCGCTTAGCTTCCTCAAGCCATGTGCGGACTTCTTCACGCCGGCTTCGTTACAGGCTTCTCGGAACCAGTTGCCAAAACTTTCCTTGACGAAAGGCCGACCAAAGCTGTTTTCGATTAAGTGGAGTCCCTTGCGAGGCGTGGCTTCGATGAGGCTCATCAGCTCATCCGGCAGCTCGACTGTCACGCGAGCTCCGGTCTTTGCCGTATCCATCGTCAGCACCCGGTCAGAGATATGCTGGCGGCCGGCAAGAACCACGTCCGATCGCCGCAAGCCTGCCAGCAGCATCAGCTCCATTGCCAACCGCGCATGGGTTCCGATCGCATGATGCCTGCGGAATGCCACCACATCATCGATCGTCCAGGCCGGGAAACCAGTCGTCTTGTATGTTGGAGCCTCAACTCCGGCTGTTGGATCCACCGCGACGAGGCGCATCTTCTTCGCCCAAGAGAACATGCCGCGCATAGTCTTCAGGAAATTGGCGGCGGCGGCTGGTGTTTCATGCCGTCGATCAACGCCCTCTTGTATCACGTCCTGAGCAAACGCGGACAAAGCCCTATTCGCATTCACCTTCAGCACATGGCCCATGATAAGCGACTGCTGCTTCTGGGTGGCTTTGCTGTAGCCAGCCCATTTAGCGCTCTCCGTTGTGTAGCGCTCCCATAGCCATTTCAACGTCCCTTCTTTTGCCTTGTCCACCTTCGGCGCGGTGCCCAGGCATGCGTTCTGGTACGCTTCCTTGAACGCCGGATCATTGGGGCTGGGCAGGCGAATACGCTTACCTTTGCCTTCTCGATAGTAAAAGACCCACTTTCCATGGCGGGTCTTCTGCTTGTGGACGTGGGGAAAGAGTTTTCGTGGCATCCCGCTATTATCAGAGGACCGGGCGGCTGAAATCAATGCCATTCTTTGCCATGCCTTCTTGAGCCGTCTTGTCTTCCGGATAGACGGTGATCACGACGCCGCCTGATTTGATCTCAATCTTGCAGCCGGTCTCGTTAGAAACCTTCGCGGCTCGCATCAGGTCGGTCTTTTTGACGATGGCAGGAGCGGTCATTGCACTGGATCCTCGTGTGCCTGCATACGTGACGGCCATTGACGCACAAGCAGGTCCGCAGGGATCGGCGCCTTCCGGGTCATCTGCTTCATGAAGAATGAGCGCTGCAGTAATTCGGCCTGATCGCGCAACGCACGAAACCATGACGGGTCGGCTTCGCGAGCCTTATGGCTGCCTTGAGCTGTCTCGCCGCCAGTGATGATCCAATCCGGCGCGTATGCGTCGAGAGCGATTGGGCCAAGCAGTGGCTCGAAGCTGCCGAATGTGAAGGCCGGAGCAAGGCGCTGCTTGACCTCCCAGAGCTTCATCCGGTCCCGGTCATACTCCTCTTGAGTGACCATGGTCGCGCCGACTGCGCAGTTGCGTGGCAAAGCATGATGCCCGCGCGCAGGATCGGTCATCCGAATGACGTTACCGACACGTTTTGTCAGCAATAGCCAGGTGAGATATGGGGTGACTTCGATCAGGTGAAACAGATCTCGGCGCCAGAGCTCATCGACCTCGTTGTCGAACACATCGGCAAGTGAAGCGCAGAAGACATATGTCGGAGCGCTCACGGCTCCTGCCTGTCTGTTCCACGCAATCGGCTTACGCCAGTTTGCAGCTGATGTTCGCTGCCGGTCTATACCGGATCCCCACTGTACTCTGCCAAGGCGATGGGACATGAGGTGCTCCGCATAGCAGCCGTCGCAAGCGGGGCTCACCTTCGTGCATCCGATCCACGGATTGAAGGTGTGGTGCGTCCATTCGATCTTGCTGTTCTCAGCCATCAGAACATCCCTCCTTGCGGGGAGTGGCTGCGGCAGCTGGGGCAGGTGTGAATGAACCGCTGCTGATGTTCGCCGGCCTTCGCGGCGATGCGCGCGGCGCTGCCGAACAGATCGGCGGTGTCTGCCTTGCTGGATGCTTCTATCGGCGCACGTGAGATCCGCCAGCCGGCGGTGCGCGCATCGGAAATCATCACATCGAAATCCTCGGCCGCGTAGGTGTTCGGATAGCTGGCAGGACAGGTGTCGCAGCAGACCTGAAGGCGGTTCTCGTGGCGCTCGATGCTCATGACCGGACACCTGTCACAACTCGGCGCATGGCTTGAAGCTTGCCGATCAACTGCCACGGTGTGGCATGGGCTTTGCCCTCGTCAACGAGCTCGTCGACGGCAGCAATTTCGGAGCCGTCTGCCCAATCTACCTGAATGAGCTTACGTCCTGCAGCGAGAGTTGCGATCATTTCTTGCTTGGTCATTGCAGCGCCTCCAGCGGGGGAAGCGACAGGATCTCGCGCGCATGGTCGACCGCGACCGGTATCGCAGCATACAAGTCGGCAACCACTGCCCGATGGTGTTGGGGATCGATAGGGGCCATCATAATGCCGGCGAGGCCGGTCATCATGCCGAGCAGAAGAGCTTCGTACTGGTCGGAAGGGTTGTCCGCCAGCGCTCGGAACTGCTCAGTGTTGACCAGGCTCGGGCCGAGTTCCGCGATCAATTGGTGCGCAACGTCGGCAAGGGCGTCATAGGGATTGCGAGGATCAAAGGGATAGTCGTGGCTCATCTGTCGCCCCCAATTTTCTGGCTCGTCGAAATAGTCGTCATAATCGGGACGGCGGATAGACTGCACCACGATGGCGATGAGAACCCAAAGGAACGCTAAAAGGCCCATCATGATGAAGAAGGTTTGCGGTTGAAGAGAGCAGCTCATGCCGCCTTCCTCACGCTTTTCACGTCGAGGGAGCGGCGGAGCTCGTCGCGGATATGCTCATCCTCGGTCGGAAGGTGCAGGGTCGCCCAGCGCTCCAGCACATGAGGCGACGTTTCCGCCATCAGATCGAAGTCTGACGAGCAGTTTACGAAGCGGTTGTCAGGAAGGGGTTTAGGCCGCGCCATAGCGTTGAACTCTCCTCGATCAGCTCTCCGGAGAAACGCTGGCTGCGCCTTCTTCTCAACTTCCCAGCGCAGCCAGCGCCCGGGGGAGGCGAGGAGAGATTGCGCATAACGCACAATTTCTGTCAATAAAAATTGTGCGTTATGAGTATATTTGGCGGAGCGCTGAGACGTAACTCGCTGTTGGAAGTTGCGTGAAAGCTATCGTAGCAAGCCGAAAGCACCGCCCGGTACAAAATACGTTCTTGAAACGTTCTCACCGATGGGTGATCATCGAGATGAAAATGGAGGAGCTTGGGTGCGTGACAATCGACGACGATCTTCTGGCCGAGTGGGGCAATCTCACCAATGAGGAGAAGCGCATGTTTATCGCTTTCTGGCGGCAATCAAGGCGCGAAGAACCGGAAGCATCGCTTCCTTGTCTTCGTGAGTGGCTTCGGAAAGCAACGCGTTGAATTCACGGTCAACATTGCCTTCCTCCGTGGGTGATGGGGGAGCGCCCTCACCGGTTAGGAGCCATGCAACGCTTACCCGGAACGCTTTTGCGTACTTATCGGCAACCCGGCTGATCCCGCGAATACCCTGTTCGTGCTGGGCATATGAATTATAGTTCCAGCCAAAGAAGTCGCATGCACTCCTGGCCGTCTTAAAGCCGCGCAGTTTGCGAGCTTGTTCCAAGCGGACAGCGAAATCAGGTCGGGTATCGATCATGATTTGCATATTGCACACTTCGGATGTGCGTTTCGCCTTGACAGGGAATTGTGCCTAATGCACATTCCGCTGCATGACCGAAGCGCGTTTGAACATACCTGCCATCAGAAAAGCTCTAAATCTCACGCAAACGCAGTTGGCGGAGATGGCTGGGGTTAATCTCTCGACAGTATGGCGGTGGGAGAATGACGGGATTCCCAAGAGGGGTCCTGCTCGCGCGCTGCTCGATCGTCTCAACCGTGAAGCTTTCGCGCCATCCGGCGAAGAAACTTCTGCACCGGAGCCGGCTGAATGACCGTCTCCGCTAAACATATTTCCAGATCCCGCGTCCAATCCCCCCCGGATGCGGGCACTGCCGCGCCTGCCGTAAACTCCCTCCCAAATCCTCCCGCGGCAGGCGCGGTCGTTTTCTTTCCTGATCCGGTGGGCGCGTTCCTTGCGGTCGTTGCCGCCCATGATCGCGTAAATCCAAGGAGTTTGCCATGCAGCGACCATCAGTTGCCGACTTTCTGCGCACCCAGGGGCGGCGCGTTGTCGGCCATGAAAGGCCGATCTACGAAACCAGACCGCGGTTCGCGGAACTGGTGTCGCTCAGCTATGACTTTCGGCAGCGGAAATACTTTGCTCCAATCGAGAAAAAGCGAAAAGAACGAGAGCAGGAACGTCTTGAGAAGGCGCGCCACGCGTCGGACAGATAATGCCGGACATGCTGGATCGAAAAGCTCAATCCTCGATTTCTTCGATTCGATCTTCCATGTCTTGTATGATTGGGTCGATGAGGTTCCATGCCGATGCTGCATAGTCTCGCCAGTTGTCGTTCTGGGTGACGCGGACCTGTTCCTCCAGATCCTTGGTAAATTCCCTAGCCTGACTAGCGATCCAGCGGGAGTCTGCTGCGGACTGGCACAAAAGCAGGCTTGCAACAAGCTTGCGCAGGGCAGCCACTTCCCCCGCCAACATAATAACCGTTGTTTCATAGTCAGGGCGTTCTTCCGCCATCTGCATGATTCCTTCTTTTTGGCTTTGCACCTCAAAAGGATCATCGCGGATGGTGGCAGGCAAGTGGGGCGGCTGCAAAGCCGCTCCACTCTGTTTTCCATGGAGGCGGCATGACCGCTTCCGCGAAGCCCAGACCAGCTGCAGGCACGGTCATTTCTTTTGCTGATCCCGTCAGCGCATGGCTGGCCGTTGTCGCCGCCCATGACCGCGTCACGGTTGAAGACTTTCTTGTCCGCTGCATCCGCCGGCGCATGGATGAAGTCGCCGTTTTCCCAGCGCTCGACCTGCTCGATGCGCCTCGCGCGCCGCCGTGATGTGAGTGTGTCTCGGGTTCTCATACCCTCAATCTGAACACGTCCAGCTCTTCCCGCCATGGGAAATCACGTCGGGTTTTCCCGGCGCGGGAAAGCTTTTGCCGAAGGAGGCAATCTTGGTTCCAAACGCAAATGCAAGGCACTTTCTGCTGAAGGCCAAACAACGCGACCTGATTGCTGCTGTGGGCGGCGTCGAGCGCGCTGCCGCCATTTCGAGCTATGGCAAATCGACGGTCGGTCGCTGGTATCATGCCGACAGTCCGGAAGTGATGCCGCTCGATGCGATCTTCGCACTTGAGGAAGAGTGCGGACGATTCGACATGAGCGAAGCGATCGCTTCCGCCCGTGGTCGGCGCTTTGCGGAGACTGATCTCGCTAGCGAAGCTGCCAATGCCTGCATCATGGCGCGGCATGCCGAGGCGGCGCTGCGTTTCGGAGAGCTCGCGTCCGCTAGTGCGATGGCATTTGCCGACGGCAAGCTTACACCCGCCGAAGCAACCCAGATCGACAAGGCCACGGCTGCACTGGAAAAGGCGCTCGGGGATCTTCGCAAGGCCACTGCCAATGCGCGAGGTGCCGGCGGGCTTTCTCTTGTCTCAGGAGATGCGTGATGCGGCCGATCGAGATTGGAAAGCGCAAGCCCCCTGCCACTATCGAGCCAGGTCCAGCGCCAATGCTGCAATGGATCGAGATCGACAAGCTGGTGGTCGACGACAGCTATCAGCGCGAGTTGAAGATCGGCAACTGGAAGGCGATCGAGAAGATTGCCGGCTCGTTCAAGTGGTCGCGCTTCTCGCCTGTGTTCGTGGCACCGGTCGAGGGTGGCCGATTCGCCATTATTGACGGGCAGCACCGCACTCATGCAGCGGCCATTTGCGGCATGGAGCAGGTGCCCTGCCAGATCGTGCAGATGAATCTGCAGGAGCAGGCGGCAAGCTTTGCAGCCGTCAACGGGCTGGTGACCAAGGTCACGCTGTTCCAGATTTTCAAGGCGGCGCTGACCGCCAGCGAGCCCTGGGCAACTGAGTGTGCCGAGATATGCGCTGCTGCCAATTGCCGGTTGATGACTTCGAATTCTTCGGCGGACGCCAAGCGTGCCAGCGACATCTACGCCATCGCGTTGATCCGAGATTTCCGCGAGAAAGGGCAGGGTGCCCTGGTCACCTTCGCGCTCTCGCATCTGCGCAGGGCGGATTGCGGGGCGGAGCCCGGCATGTGGTCGAACGATGTCCTGAAATCCTTTATCGGCGCCGTGGTCGATCGGCCCTGGCTGGCTCGCAAGAACGTCGATCTCACCTCCTTCCTCGACCAGTTCGACATCTATGCCGCGATCGACCGCGCTGACGAGACCGCGCGCAAAAAGCGCCGCGAGGGACATTTCGGGTTTTCCCGCTGGGACATCGCGACGGCCGAGATCGGTGAGGCGCTGGATAAGGCGTTCCCGCAACGCGTCGCGCTGCCGACATCAGAGGTGGCGTGATGCTGACGGAATACCAGCCTCATCCGTTGGCAGAGCTATTCCCGATGCTGCCCGACCGTGAGGTTGCGGAACTCGCCGACGATATCTGCACGTTCGGGCAGCGAGTTCCGATCGTGATGCTTGATGGCATGATCCTAGATGGCCGCAATCGCCTGGCCGCGTGCCGTCTAGCCGAAGTTGAGCCTGAATTCGTCGAGTATGAGGGTGACGATCCTCTGAACTTCGTCCTCTCGCACAACTTGCACCGACGGCACCTGACCGAAAGCCAGCGCGCCATGGTGGCGGCGAAGATCGTTGATTGGGAACGAGGTGTTAACCAGCATACATCTGGGTCTGCAAATTTGCAGACCCGCGAGGCGGCGCGTCGGCTTTCGATTTCAGAACGGGCCGTGGCAGCTGCGAAGCGGATCCACGAACGAGGCTCGCAGGAGCTGGTCCAAGCGATTCAGGATGGACGCGTTTCGGTCCATGCCGGCGAGACGTTGTCCGAACTGGAGCATGAGGCGCAGCTCGAAGTGTTGCGACGTGCCGAAAAGGAAATCGTCGCAAAAGCCAAAGAGATCCGCACCGAACGTCAGCGACGGCGCCACGCTGCCCGCCTAAACCATATGGAGCTCATTGCGACCGCCGGGAAGGCGACAGCACCTGGCAAAGTCGACCGACTTTACCCGGTCATCTATGCAGACCCGCCGTGGCGTTTCACGGTTCGCTCGGAGGAAACTGGCCGCGATCGTAGCGCCGAGAACCATTACCCCACGATGTCGACCGAGGATATCTGTGGCTTGCTGGCGAATATCGGCGGCGTCGCCGCGCGCGATGCCGTACTTTTTCTGTGGGCCACAAACCCGATGCTGCTGGATGCGCTGCGCGTCGTCGAGGCTTGGGGGTTCTCTTATCGTCACCACTGGATCTGGGACAAGGAAGTTGCCGGCACCGGCTACTGGGGCCGTGATCGGCACGAGCTGCTGTTGATCGCTAAGCGCGGCGATGCTGTCGCCCCACTTCCAGGCAGCCAGCCGGAGACGGTCTACCGCGAGCGCAAGGGCAGGCACTCAGCCAAGCCTGCCTTCTTTGCCGATCAGATCGAGCGGCTTTATCCCGAGATCTCCAAGATTGAGCTGTTCTGCCGCGCGCCGCGCCCCGGCTGGGATGTTTGGGGGTTTGAGGCGGCAGCCGATACCGCAGAGGTGCCGACATGACGTTCGAGCTCAACCCCCCTGAGCTGTCAGAAAAGCTCGTTCACGCCTTACAGCCAATCATCGAAATGGAGGTCCAGCGCCGCGTTGGCGCGCTGACACTGCGCATGAAGCGACAGTCGAAAGACGCTGAAATGATGCGGCTTTGCAAGCGCGTTGCTGAAGCTGTCGACGAATTGGAGGCGGTAAAGTTCACGGCGGCCGAGATCCCGGCGCGCAAAAAACTGACGGCAGCTGCATCGACGCTGCGCAATGCCATGAACAGACGGGAGGCGAAGCGATGACGCAAGCCTCTGACGAATGGAAGCGCCTGGAGGCAATCCGCTCCCGATTGGCGCTGGTGACTTCTTTGGATTGGGAGCTGGCCTTCGACGATGAGGGGATGCTGCTCGACGCTCTGGAGAAGGCAGAGGGCGGAACCTCGCGCATCATGCTGGCGCGATTTGGCAAGCACACCACCTATGACGAGGCCCAGCTGATCGCGGCGGCCTTGCCGGATATCCGCTTTCTGCTGGGCCTGGTCGATCGGGCGCTTGCCTTCGCGGCGGAGGCCAGGAGGTCTAAGCAGCAGCATTCCGCACCCGCACAGTCCACGCGCAAGAACTACGCCACGGAAGCGGTGATGAAGTGTGCGGAGCCAGCGTTCAAGCGGTTCCTGATGGAGCGCTATGGGCTGGAAAGTCCAGCGACCAACGATCGGGTGGCGCAACGCCTGCGCGGCATCCTGCGCGTCACCTCGCGCCGCGAACTCAACGACAACAATCAGGCTGCCGAGCGCTGGAAAGCGCTGCGCAGCGAATTTGATGCATGGAGGCGGGTGGGATGACCCAAGCGCGCATACTCGTTGCTTGTGAATTCTCCGGCATTGTCCGACGCGCGTTCTCACGGCGTGGCTATGACGCATGGTCTTGCGACCTACTGCCATCGGAGGATCGAAGCAACAGGCATATCACTGGCGATGTGCGCCAGATCCTTCACGATGGCTGGGATTTGCTCATTGTTGCGCATCCGCCATGCACGCGGCTCTGCAACAGTGGGGTTCGCTGGCTGACCAAGCCTCCGCTCGGCCGGACCCTCGAAGATATGTGGTCCGAGCTGGATGAAGGCGCGGCGCTGTTCTCCGATCTGTGGAACGCCCCTATCGATCGCATCGCCATCGAAAACCCGGTCATGCACAAGCATGCGAAGGCACGGATCCGGAACTATGTCGCTCCTGCCCAGTCCGTTCAGCCTTGGCAGTTCGGCCATGGCGAGACGAAGCGCACGTGCTTCTGGCTTAAGAACCTGCCGACGCTTGAGCCTACCAACATCGTTGAGGGGCGTGAGCAGCGCGTGTTCCGCATGCCGCCATCGACGAGCCGATGGAAAGAGCGCAGCCGAACGTTTCCGGGCATTGCTGACGCTATGGCGCAGCAATGGGGACCATTGCTGCCCGGTGCCGCTGCGATGGCGGCGGAGGTGGAAGCATGAGCCACGCCGCCACCAACTGGGCCATCACGCAACGCGGCTTGAAGCCTGCCACGAAGATCGTGCTGTGGCACCTAGCTGATTGCCATAACCCGACGCATGGGTGCTTTCCCTCGCAGGAGTATTTGGCCGATTGCTGTGAGATGTCGCGTTCGTCGCTGAACGAGCACCTGGTGGCGTTAGAGCAGGCGGGATTGATCCGTCGCGAGCAGCGCCGGGACAAGCGAACCAGACGGCAAGAATCCACGCGCTACTACCTCGCTTTCGAGGCGGATTTCGCTGGAAACCCATGTCCAGAAAATGGACACGGCTCGCCGGAAGCCGTGTCCGGGAATCGCCCCGGGCCGTGTCCGGAAAATGCCGAAAGCCGTGTCCAGAATCCGGACACTAACCCTGTAAGGGAACCAGTAAAGGAACCTCTCAGCGCGCAAGCGCGCGGGAGAGAGGGGGAAATTTCGATTGATCGGAAGAAAGCCGAGGCTGATGGATGGGCGTTGCTCAAGGATTGGCCGGGCTTCGCAGCCATGCCGAAGGAACCGGCATTCCGGGAGTGGATGGCGCTGTCACCGGAAGAACGTGAAATCGCCAACGCACGGTTCTCGGCATGGATTGCCTTGCTCCGGAAGCAGAAGAAATCCCACGTTCCTGCACCTTCGACCTATTTTCGAGAGAAGCTGTTTCTGGAGGTTCCAGACCCTGAAGAAGCGCCTGCTCAGCCAATCGAGGCCAAGCCCTTTGGTCCGCTCTGGAACGCCACGATCATCCAGACGCTGCTCTCGGATCCTCAGCCTGCACCGCCACCTACATCGGCGTTCATGCGCGAGCTGCTGAAGCGCAACGATGAGACGGGCAGGGCAGAGCGCAAGCGGAGGCAGGTGCAGTTCGGTTGGCCGCGTGTGAATGACTGGTACCACCGTGCCGAGAGCCGCAAGGGCTTCGCTGTCCAGCCGCAGCACAGATGGATGGGCGAGCTGATGGAGGCGGTTCCCGTAACCTCGTCCAGGTTCGAGGAATGGCGGGCTGAGTATGAGCGGCGAGGGTGGCCATGGCTACCGGACTGGGGTGCTCAGCCGGTGGTCTATTTCCCGAAGGGCGGGCCGGAAGGCCTAAGTGAATTCGAACGCGCCGTGAGAGCGCAGGAGGCGGAAGATGATGGCAGTGAACGCAAAGCAGCTGGATAACGCGCTCATGATCGATCTATCCCGCTGCGAGGCGAAGCTGGAACAGCGGTTAGCTGAGCGCCGCATGAACGATGACCTGCTTGCTGCCGCTTCGATCGATGTGGAGGGTGAGCGCAAGTGGTTCGCTCTCAGGGTGGCTCAGCGCGTGGAGACTGATCTGTGCAAGCACCTGAGCGATTCGCGCATTGATGCGGTGGTTCCGGTGAAGAAGGTGCCGGTCAAGAGGCGCTTCGCAGATAAGAGCCGCAAGGTTGTCCACAAGCCTGTTCTGCCTAAGCTCGTGTTCGTCAACCTGGTGCCATCTGACAAGGCATTTGCTGGCCTGTTGCGGGTGAAAGGTGTCGCGGCGTTCATCGGCACCAATGGTCAGCCGCATCCGATCGGTCAGCGTGAAATGAATAGTTTCATGCACTTGGCGCAGGAAGGTGCCTTCGATGAGCGCAACACGCCAAGGGGCATTGTGGTTGGTTCTCGTGTCCGCATCAACGTTGGTGCCTACGCTGATTTCGAAGGTATCCTTGCTGGATATGCGAAGGGCAGGGCCGCCCGCGTGATGACGTACCTCTTCGGTCGAGAGATGACGGTTGATGTCACACTTGCGCAATTGGAGAAACTGGATTAGCGAATCCATCTATGGACAACCGGGGACCGTGAGGCTTCTAGCCTCCAAGCAGCGGGCCATCGCCACGGCGAAAGTGTTCCCCTCCCGGCCCAGACCTGTAAGAGCGCTGATGCTCCCGACTCAGGTCCAGTGCGTAAGCTATGCCCGAAAGCGAGAGACATGAGCAGGCTCAAGAGCCTCAAGCCGCGTGTGGGCACGCTTGCCCCACGCATCGGCGCTGCGAGCGGTGATGAAGCATCACGCTCGCGCTACCGCGATGCAACGCAGACGTGGCGCGCCTGGTACAAGACGAGCCGATGGCAGAAGCTGCGCTGGTCGATCCTCGTGCGTGACTGCTTCACCTGCAAGCTGTGCGGCTGGATCGGCAGCGACACATCGTTCCTGGTCTGCGACCACGTCGAGCCTCACCGAGGTGATGAGGCGAAGTTCTGGGCTGGTCCGTTCCAGACGCTATGCAAGACATGCCACGACACGGTGAAACAGCGGACCGAACGTCGACGTTAGGCGCGCATGGCGACCACAGCACGAAGGCTCAAACATGAACTGGGGCATTGAAGATTGGATCGCTGCACTGCTGCTCCTATCGCTTGCAGCAGCCGGTCTCTGGTGTGTGTTCTCGCTAATTCGGCCCGGAGTTATGCGGATGCTGTCAGCAGTTGCCGTGATCGTGGCCGTAGCCGCAGTGTGGGCGCACCTCGCGGTCGGTATCTTCTAGACTGAGAGGCTTACATTCATCGTGTCAGTTGACACTGACGCGCTTGGTGCGTTTGTGATTGCAGCTATCGGTTGAGCACAGATACGTGTGGAACTCAACTTCACCAGACCAGTGTGCCTCAACCTTCGATAGCTTCATCTCGCCTTGGCAGAGCGGGCACAGTTCAGGTGGTGGTCGTCTTTCCAATTCAGCTTCCAAATGGCTGATGCGTTGCTCAAGCGCTTCCACCCTCTCCGGCAACGCTTTTAACGACCTCCATATCGGGATCTGATCCAGGAGTTTGAGGATGTCGGATACTGAAAACACCGCGCCGAGCCCCCTTGGCTGGTCAGTCCATGATAGAGCGATACACCATCATACAATTTCAGCGCTGTCGATTCAGGTGACAAAGATAGCTGAAGGCGATCGATACATTGAAGTCGTAGATGGGGACAGGATCGTATTCGGAAAGCGTCTCACCGCGGCAGCCGCGTCAGACCTGGCCCGGCTCTTGACGGACTGACGCCGTCGGCGCGGAACGGCAATACCGCGCTGCTGAAAGGTAATGATGTGCCGGAGCAAGGCAGGGGGGTATTGAAAGTCTGAGACCCTCTCGCTCCTAGACCCGCGCCCCCCTCATTCAGGGATTTTTTTTATGGCCGATGGTGAATTTGACCTCTTCGGCAACCCTTGGGTAGATCGCCCTCGGAGGCGTGGCCGCCCTAAACATGAGGTCACCCCAAAAACACGCAAACGAGTCAGTATGTTAGTTGCTCTTGGCTGGGCCAATCCTCGGATTGCCACGACGATGGGCATCACTCTGCCGACGCTGCACAAGTATTATTTTTACGAACTCGGTCAACGCGAGGCTGCACGTGACATGCTCGAAATGCGCCGCATGGAGATGGCTCTAGAGATGGCGGAAAGCGGCAATGTCGGCGCGCTGCGGGAATTTGGCAGATTGCTCGACCGCAACGATCGCATGGAAGCCGAACGTACTATGGCGACTAAGCCTGCCGAGGAAGAACGCTCAATGGAACGGCTCGGCAAGAAGGTCATCGATGCGCAGCGAGCTATAGCAGCGGACGCGGATTTGATGGCGGAACTGGAGCGGGAGGCAAAGCTGAATGCTCGCCACTGAGTCTCTGCCGCGCTTCGCCTGCCCTGATTGGTGGGAGAGGCTTCAAGCCGGACGAGCCCCTATGGCGGACGTTCCGCTCAACCAGGACAGGGCGGCGAAAGCTCTGGCCTTCTTCAATCGGTTGCGGCTCCCGGATGTGCCGGGCACGCCAGCACTGAGCGAAGCGTGCGGAGACTGGTTCCGCGACATCCTCTGCGCGTTTCTGGCGAGCGAGGATCCCGACACCCAGCAGCGCCTCGTATGGGAGTTGCTGTGCATGGTGCCAAAGAAGAACTCGAAGACAACCTATGTTGCCGCCCTTGGGCTTACCGCGCTTTTCATGGAGGAAGCGCCGAACCGCCAGATGCTGATCGTAGCGCCCAGCCAGAACATTGCAGAGCGCTGTTTCGGGCAGGCACAAGGGATGATCCGCCTGGACCCGCAGCTCGACGCCATCTTCAAGGTTCGTGACGATCTGAAGTCGATCACGCGGCGCAAGACGAGCACAAAGCTGAACGTCAAAACCTTCGACACCAGCATTGTTACCGGTGAGATCCCAATCCTCACCATCATCGATGAGCTGCATGAGCTCGGGAAGAAAGCGAAGGCGGCGGCGGTCATGCAGCAGATCCGCGGTGGCGGCATCACCAAGCAGCGCGGTCAGGTGCTGATGATCACCACGCAATCGGACGAAAATCCGGCAGGCATCTGGCGTACCGAGCTCGACAAGGCGCGAGCAATTCGCGAGGGAAAGGGCGGTGGAGCGCCCATCATGCTGCCGGTCCTGTATGAGTTTCCCGCCACCAAGCAGCTGGATCAGGAATTCTGGCGCGAGCCGAAGAACTGGGATCTTGTTCTCCCCAATCTTGATCGCTCGATCGACCGTCAAGCGCTCATCGATGACTACGAGAACAACGGTAAGATCACGAAGGAAACCGAACAGATCTGGGCAAGCCAGCATCTCAATATCGAGATCGGTGTAGGCCTTGGTGGCGACGGGTGGTCTGGCGCTCCGCACTGGATGTCGTGTGTCGATGAAAAACTGACAGGCCTTGAGGCAGTGCTGAAGCGATCCGAGGTCTGCACGATTGGAGTGGATTGGGGTGGAGCGGATGACCTCGCAGCGCTCTATGTCATCGGCCGCGAGAAGTTCACCAAGCGCTGGCTTGGATGGGGAAGGGCCTGGGCACGGCCTTCAGTCTTCGAGCAGCGGAAAGGTCTCGCACCGCGACTAAGGGCATTCGAGGAAGCGGGCGATCTGGTCATCTCCCAGACAGGTGAAGAACAAGCAGCTTCTGCGGCCGCGATCTGTCGGCAGGTTGCAGATAATGGTTTGCTTCCTGAAACGGGTGGCATCGGTCTCGATAGTGCGGGCGTGGCGTTGCTTCTCGATGCTCTTGAGGAGCACGAACTTGAGCAGCCGCTGGTGCAGGCCGTGGCGCAGGGATGGAAACTTCAGACAGCCATCTCATCTGTCCCGCTGAAGCTGGAAGATCGGCGATTTCTCCATGGCGACCAGGCCATCATGGCCTGGTGTGTTGGCAACGCGAAGCAAACGCTGCGCGGCAGCAACTACGTGGTGACCAAGGAAGTCTCCGGCGCTGCCAAGATCGACATGCTGATGGCGATGTTCAACGCCGCCATGTTGATGTTCCAGAACCCGGAAGCGAAAGCGTTCGATGTCAACGCCTGGATAGCGAGTTACGCATGAATTGGCTCACAAGATTGCTCCGGCTCGGCGGGGCCAAAGACATTGAGCCGTGGCGCGGCGGTCAGGTTTCGACGGAGAATGGGAACAATTTCGTCACCAATCAGGTGACTGTTGCGGACTATCGCGACTCTCGTTTCAGCCAGCCGGCAGCAGCTGTCGGCCTCTCGGCCACCTGGGCATGCGTGCAGCTGATTGCCGGCACTATCGCATCACTGCCGTTGATGATCTATCGCACAGACAGCACAGGCATTCGGCGCGTTGCAAAGGATCACCCGCTTTACTTCGTCCTGCATGACAGCCCAAATTTCGACCAGACAGCCGTAGATTTCTGGGAGGTTATTTCCGCCAGCATAGAGCTTCATGGCAATGCTTTTGCTCTGATTGAACGTCGAAGCGATGGGGTCATCAACGCTCTTCATCCAATCCGGCCCGATATCGTCACTGTCCGTCGCACGGACAGTGGGGATCTCGAATACGAGTGGACCGAGAATGGCCGCCGGAATGTCAAGCGCGATATTGATGTGCTGCACATTCGCGGACCGCTTGGTGATGCGCTCTCCGGAGCATCAACCCTATCGATATGTCGGAACGTCTTCGATGACGCCATGTCTGCGGAAAACGCGGCGAGCGCTGTCTTCAGGAATGGAGTGAACCCAAGCGGCATCCTTTCCACTCAGGACGCGACAAGGCTCACGCCAGAGCAGCGCAAGGAACTCGAGCAACTGCTGATCGAGAAATACCAAGGGTCTCTCCGACGAGGCGTTCCGATGCTGCTCGATAACGGGCTGAAGTGGCAGCAGCTTTCGATCAATCCGGAAGACGCGCAGATGCTTGAGAGCCGCAAGTTCAGCGGCGAGCAGATCTGCAGAATATTCGGCGTCCCGCCTGCCATGGTGGGGTTCGGAGACAAAGCGTCCAATTGGGGCACTGGCAAGGAAGTTGATGTTCTCGGTTTCCAGAAATTCACACTGCGCAAGCGCCTGAAGCGCATCGAGCAAGCCCTTCTGAAGCAGCTCGTTCCTCTGGCGGAGCGCCGGGCTCAGGGCATCACCATCGAATTCAACTTCGAAGGCCTGCTGCGCGGAGACACAGCCAGCCGATACGAAGCCTAC